CCATTGTTCGAGTTTCAGCACATAGGGACCCATGGACCCGTCCCAATTGGAAACATCCATTTCATAGACATTCCCCTTATTGTAGAGTGAACGAGCGAAGTTGCCGATATCCTCAGACGTTGCGCCATTCGTGTAATAGAATTTGGAGCGACGGTCAAAGATTTTCGTGAGTTGTTTAGAAACCATATAGAAGAACGGCCCGACACGACTCAGAAATTCGTCGTGCCGCGCCTGTATCATCCTTGGTTTAAAATCTGCTGCAGATTTACCTACATAGGTCTCCATCTTGACGAAGGCCTTAGAGGCAAAGTGAGCCGTGGTGAGGGGTCGGAGCCTAGCCTGCTTTAACTCTGCAATACGTGATTTAGAGTACCTGCCTGCCCCCCACTCATCGATTGTGGGGACGGTTCCGTTGATTCTCCCGATGTTGTCACGGACCCATTGCTTGAAAAACTTCTCGAACCTGCTGATCGTCGGTTCATCGTACTGCCGTTCAAATAAGAATCTGATACGTAGTGCGGAAACCAAGTTACATTGACAGGTCTTCGGGATAACTAATTGAGCTTTGGGTATGACAGCGCCATATACATCAACATGTTGTGGGATGCATTCTCGATGGCGCACATGGGTCAGTGTTGCTCCGGGTTGTAATGGTACGTCCACATCCTTGCATATCTGATTAATCTTTAAAAGACTCGCCAGACGGAAAGCAGGTTTTGCGACCATCTCAGGATATTGCTCCCAAGTGAACCACACATATGCCACAAACGAAAGAGTCAAGATGCAAGAGAGAATAGTTCCCAGTTGCAAACTTGACAACACACAAAACATCAAACCCAACCAGTGGTGTCGAGGAAAATTCTTTGGATGAAAATCCAAAGGTTCATTCTCTAACTCGTGTTCCAACTTGTGATTTAGTTTGACTTTGTCTTTCAACGATTTCATTGTCATGAGAGCCTTAGTCCTCAATAACACGAATTCGTCCGAGCAGACAACATCATGTATCGTTTCTTCCAATTCCGGGCACACCGGAAACAACTTCATCATGGATAGACGTAGCTGTTGTTCAAGATAGGCCATATCAAGGCCCTTCTTGCTGTTAACAAAGCTCAATGAGTTGGCTACACTCATGACCTTATTCCAAATAAAGGAATCTGGTCCAGTACTGATGGGGCCACAAATGGTCCCTTCTTCATGTGAGCTTCGAACTAGAAACAACGTTCCACAATTGGACACTCCCACCTTCTTGTGAGAGGTCCTCAGCACTGGAAATGTGTGCCTTATGTAGAGCGTAGTTTTGTTCACTGTGAAAGTACCTCCTACTTCCACGGATTCATCTTCAACCACATATTTAATGTCGCGTCTGGCATCGAGCCCCCAGACATTGATGGCCAAAAATGTATTGCGCAAAGGAGCCTTCTGGGATCGTGAACCAAAAAGAGTGTTTATATAACTATCCTCATCGGACAACGCTGTAGCCAACGTTAACTCCTGGACAGCTTCCACCATCATCTTCTCTTCATTCTCCAAGTAATCCAATCCTTTGCCCTCGTAATCTTTGGGGTTGATTTCCCCATCCTGCGCATTCTCTGATTGTTGTCGTTTTTGCGTCTTAACGAACGGGTCTTTGCCATTGCTGGCTTTGGCTGTTGTTTGTTTACCTTTCTTCTTAATTTGATTTGTTGTCATTTCATGGATAGGTTTTGGTTTGATCTTAAACTTAAACTGAATTCTACACCAGTATTGTCTCGCATCGTGAGATTCCTTGCCCATTTCGGTTGGCCTACGCATTCGCTTCCGAGTTACCACTTCGTTCAACTTGCTACACACGGTACAAACAATAAACAATGTGCATTACACTTGAAACCCTTCACTCACTCCGTTGCCAAACGGAGCAATCTACAGGATAGTGCCTGAGCAGGCACCCGGACTCTCAGTCAAGTGTGTGTTTCGGTATTCCTCAATTTGGTTCTCTTGAAGGTTCAACATAGGCTAACAAATCCCTCACCGGATGGGTATGGTTCAAACATGCACAGGTATTGCTACAGAGCTCCCTACACTCCTACGGCGCCAACACCTCCTTTACAGAGAACCTCTCGGTCGCGTGCGGCGGCAGCCAGTTTACGTACATGCTATTCCCAATCCACCCAACTTGGGCGCTATAATAGGTTCATAATCTCAAAAATACAAGCTTCTACAGGATAAGCTTCCAATTCTTGTTTTCCACATTCAGATCAGTGGCCAGGATAAATCCTGGTTGGTGCAAATCGACAGCCCGAGGGCATATTCAACCAAGATTTGCTCAACTGTGAAGAAGCATGTTGGGTGGTTACCGCCAACATGGAAAAATCAAA